AAAAGAATTCTGTGCGAGATTCGTCAATTAATGGGTATGTAATGCCGTTCAATGAAACCCAGGCATTTAGAAGGTTAACTAGTCGTCCTTCAGTTGTAACATCAGGCGTTGGAACAAAATCAGATGGGCCGAATGTTATTTCACCTACGCCAATCCCCACTGCAAAATTGACTTTCTTGGATACTGTAATCATTAAGCCGTTTGCACTGTATTGGCCAAGTAATCTATTTAATATAGCTATGCCTTTTGATAAGTCATCGCCATGCAATGGGACTGTTGGCGTTGATGCACTGACAATTTGATAAGAGTCTGTTACGAACGATCTTACTGATTGGGTTGGCTCTGACATTTACGGCCTCTCTTGGGTTTGATGTCAACAATATTGCTTTGTTCTTCTTCAATAGGCACTGTCTTTTCTACATTCCACAATCGGCTATTAATTAAATCTGTGAATTCTTGATAGGATTTTGCAAGTTTCTGACCATCTTTGTTATAAACGAATGCGCAGAAATGATCGCGGGATACCCATCGACCTTTATATAAAACTTGTGTGTCGAGCATTTTTAACCTCTTGGATGATGTTTGCTGCCAGCGTGCCCCCGATCTCTCATTTTATCTCTCATTTCCTTTCGCTCTATGAGCATATCTTGAACGTGCTTGGATTCTTTAAATGGACTAGGCAATTCATTTGTAGGCTGTGGATTTCCTTCTTTAACTTCTCTTTCTTTTTTATCATTGATGTAAGCGTCATTATCATAGTTCATAGTTTTCACCAAATGATGCAGGGCTACTTTTACATAGCCCCGCAATTGTCATTAACTCATTATCGTGACAGCAAACTCAGGGTTAATCGCAACACCTGCAATAATGTCCAAACGATCTAACTGAACATAGTTACGGATATCAGCACCTAGAGTGTAAGTGATTGCCATTTTGTAAAGGTCACTATATGTAGTTATAGCTTCAACACCACCTTTAAGTTCAGTGATAGGAGGAGCAGCAAACACAATAGCTTGGTTATGGAAAGCTACAGATTCGTTATGATCATTCGCTAACAACAATTGAGCGCCGTTAGGAATTGCAGTACTGATGTTTTGACGCGCACCAGAAACAACGATTGTTGGGCTAACTGTTATTGTAGCGTTACCACCACCATCAGACGCAGTAGATGTTAATACAACGAACTGTGCGGTTTGACTTAAAGATTCATAAGTTAATGGGTTAACCATGAACACGTCAGCAGCTTCAGCAAATTGAATCTTATCGCCTACGTTGAATGGATTAGCTTGGCCTGCAACCAAACCGGTTAATACAAAAGTGTTACCACTAGAGATTGGACCATTGGTGATTGTTCCGGCAAGTTTGAACCCAGCTACGCCTGAAGCACCAACTTCACCAACACCCGCGATTTGACGTTTCAAAAAGTTAGATTTGAAGAAGTCAAAGCCAGATAAGTGACCGATGAAACCATCCATCAATACGCCAGTGTTAACTGAAGCATTGAACACGTTAAACAAGCTTCCAGATAATGCAGCTGATACGCCAGGAGCATTTGCGCAATAACGATTACCGTCTTCTGGGATACCTAGTTCAGTCATGTAAGCATCAGTATTTAGAATCGTTTGGATGTCTACAGGAACGCCAGGTGTTCCGACTGTTTGATAAACAGCTGGTTGAAGACTGTCTGTACAGACGAACTTCTCAACTTTGTTGGCCAATGTTTTACAACGTGGCTTCAACATCATATCTAAATATGGTTGGTCGCGAGCGCGATCAAATGTTAATTCCATGCCGTTAAATGAAACAAGAGAGTTGAACTGCTTGTTAATTGTTAAAGGTCGAACAACTTGAACTAAAGCTTCTTCAGTTGCTGTTGCGCCTTCGCCGCCTAGGAATCTTTCTTCAAGACGATAATTGATCGTTTGGCCAGTTGCGTATTTTAGGTCTTTGAAATCAGCTTCAAGGTTTCTGTTAGCGACCTTCGTGAAAGACAAATAATTTATAAATCTGATGAAAACTTCATCAAGTATGTATTGTGTTGTGCTAAATGTATTAGACATGATCTAATTGCTCCAATAATTAACAAATAAATACCCATTAGGGCGCTCACTTCTTCATTACCGGACGGACAGTAAGTTTAAACACGTCTATTGCGAATGACGAACCATCGCTACGTCAAGAGTTATTATGCTCCTAGAATTAATATGATACAATATGTGCCTCAAAGCCTAGCGCCTGCAGCGTGAAAGATTGGAATCTCACCGATTTGGCTTTGTCCTTCAATGAGAACACTAGAGAAGTGAAACAATGGCTATTAAATCTGATTTTTGTAAAGTAGAAGATTGCGAAAAACCAAGAGACAAATCACAAGGTTCAAGTATGTGCATTATGCATAGAGTTCGTTGGAGCCGCTTTAAATCGCATGACTTGCCCATTAAAACGCTGCCGGAAGGCATTGTTCATATTTGTAAGATTCACGGTGAACTGACACCTGATGAAGCCTATAAAAATGACAATTATTCTTCATATCAATGCTATGAATGCAAAAAGAATGCTATGAAAAAGTTCGATGAAAAGAATCCAAATCGCGATACAAATATACTTAAGAAAAACTGGTATATAGGGAAAGGAAAAAATAAAGTGAAAGTAACTAAAGAATATTATGAAGAACTACTTCAAAAACAAGATGGATCATGTGCCATCTGTGGCAATCCAGAAACGATGATTAGAGCAGATAAAAAAGGAATAAAAAGACTCGCAATTGATCACTGCCATAAAACAAAAATAATTAGAGGATTATTATGTCAAATGTGCAATCAAGCACTTGGACACATGAAAGATTCAATCGAACGATTAGAATCTGCAATCAGATATCTAAAGGCGCACCAATAGTGCGCCAACAATTTACCTTCTCGCTTTCTTCATGTCACGCTCAACTTGAAGCAATTTGTCATCAATGTTTTGATTCTTGTTCTTTTTCTCAACAACATCTCCGCGTGGTGTTTCAATAGGTCTTGGTGCATTGCTTACCGATGTTTTTCCTTTCTTCATACGCTCTTCAAGTTTTCCTAGTTCTACCGCCTGTGAATATGGGTCTGAAATCTTAGCAATTCTATCTAGTTCACCTGATTGCGTCTTAGCAGCTGCATAAATAAATGCTGCTGGGTTATCCATTCCGCGAGTTGCAATGACCATTTGAGGCGTCAAGCTTTTCCCCATGACTACTGATTCAAAATCTGGATATTTAGCAGCACCAGAATTGAATTTAATCTCAAACTCGGCTTGTTGTTGTGCTTGTTGTTGCTGCCAAGACTGCTCTTGCATCTTTTGCTCACGCTTCGTCAGGGTCTGTTCAACAAATGACTCTAATTGTGATTCCCAGTTATCACCATCTGTATTCGCTGGCATTTCTTGAGGCTGAACAATCGGCTGCTCGTGCTTCTCTTTGACTCTTCGGCGAATCATTTCCTGAACTTCAGCTTCAGTATATGTTTTCTCTTTCTTTTCTACTGGAGAACCATAGTCATCAGTTTCAACTTCCGCTTCAGTTACTGAACTTTCTGGCTCAGGTATCTTTTCAATCGGCTTTATTTCTGGCTCAAATTCAGTCGCATCTGATGTATCGCTTGTTGCGATAGGTTCTGGTTCCATCGGCACAGCATTCAATAAATCATCTATGTTTGTCAGGGACATTTTTTACCTCGTTTTGTTTTTGATGTAACGTAGCGCCATGCGTTAATATTCTTACTAGATTATCAGCATGAGCTATTTGTTCATTTGATTGCGTGCGTTCAGACTCACTCATAAATCTTAACTCCATCTCTTGGAGTTGTGCCGCTGCAATTGATTTTTTCGTTTCAAGCTCTTCAAGTTTAATTTGCAACTCACCTTGAGATAACTCTGTATCAGATTGAACTTTTTGCTTCTCTAACTCTAATTGTTGCTGTTTGAGTTGCAATTCTTGCATCTTAACCATGACCATGGGATCGGGTTGTGGTGGTTTAGGCGGTATTGGCTGTCCTGTCTTTCCAGCTTCAATAATCTCGGGCGGTACAATGGTGCGTAAACGATTGCGCAACTCGTTACTATTGGCCAATGGTAAGTTCTCGACATATAAATCCGCTATCATATTAAAAAGCTCAGGATTTGCTTGCAATATCATGTTTAAAGATTCAAGTGTCTCTTGCTTCTGTCCTTCCCAGCTTGGGCCAGGAACAAGTCGAATCTTATATTTGCCCTTTGTCATGTCATTTTGAATCTGTCCGCCATATTCATCTTGCTGCTGATTCAATGTAACTTGTCTCATGCCGCTATCTTTCATCGATAACATCATTGTTCTTTCAGTGTCATAAACTCTTGGGATCATCTCATCGATAATGGAGGCGCCACATGCAATTGCACGATTCAAACTATCATAAGGCGTATATGTGGAATATGCGCCACGCTTAGTACGAGCATCAACAGCAGCGCCTGAAACCTCATTGCCTTGCTCGCCAAGCTGTGAATTATACATTCCGGTACAGCTTTGAATATCCATCAATGCGCGTTCATATTGCTGCACAAGTGATTGCGATAACTCCGGCGGTCTTAATTGTTGCGGAATAAATCCAGACTGTACAGCATCGAATTTCAATCCACCTTGAGTATTTGAGGGATCACGCCATATTTGAGCCGTGTCATTACTTCTCGCATTTCCCGCTTCTATTAAGAACTGATCATATCTACCTATCTTCAATAAATAAGCTGATTGAGTAGCAATGTAGTTGATGTATCTTTGGGCATCTTTTGTGTCTTTAATGAATGGCCTAACAATCTGCGAGCCTTCCTTGTTGTAAAATGAATTCTGGTCAACATAAATAACTGGCAATTGTTGACTCGGGAATTCTTCTTCTTCAAGGATGTAATCGCCAGCCATTAAATAATGAATAACTTTGTATCTTGGCGCTCTTCGTTCTTCAAGCACTGTTACAATTTCACCATTATCAATAAGCATCTCATCTTCATCAACCATGACGCGCTGCAATGCTTTGAACTCTTCGTTATCGACTACACGCTGGTTAGATAGCTTATAAATATTGGCCGTTGAATATTTTCGTTCGTAGAAGTTAACGAGTGTTACTGACTCATCATCATTGAACACACTGCCATTCTCTATATTGCTTGGCGGTATATCACGCTCTAGCTTTTTGCCATAGATAGCACCAAATTTCCTGCGCGACATTCTTGTTCTATATCCTGCATACATGCCATCAGTTTTACATGGCGATATCGCGGATGAATCCCAAAAGAATCTAGTAGGAATCTTTGCCTCACGCAATCGAATAACTTTGAGAAAACTATTATCGCCTTCATATTCTGTATCGATATAATAGGCACCATAACCACCAGATGCCGCACACTGAAACGCCGTTTGATAGACTATTTTCGCACAAGATTCAAATACGATTTCTTTGATTAATGCTTCTCGCACATCAACTACTTCAGGTGGCACGCTATCATCAGGTATGCATTCAAGTGAAGGGGTGTTTTGTCGTTGCTCACCGACCATGTGGTTAATGAGAGGCGCAATTTTATTCATGGTTAATGGGATTTTCTTGTATGTTTCGAACACGCGTGCTTCGTCATCAAGCCACTGATTGCCCCAGACGAATTGATTGAATTCATTGTATGTATCTTTGTTATCTTTCCAATAATTATCCCAATACTCAATTTTTTGCTGTACGTCTTGTGCTTTCTCTGGGTTTTTGCGTGCCATAACTGCATGTCCTTGAGTTATATAATGCAATTAGTCTATCATTAAATCAGGTGAACATAGAACCATGTTGTTTAGGCATGAAGTTTGGCTGATATTGTGTTGCGCCTGCATGCTGACCCATGGCAAATGTTAACATTAATGAATCAGCAAGGTCACAACTTGGCATTCCTCTTGCTTTTAAATCAAGCTTAGACTCAATCAGCAATTGCCCATTGCTTCGATGCTTATATCCTAATGAGCATAAATCTGCATGTAATTCATCTTGATCAGGTATCTGTACAGGTAATTCACCAGTAAACCATTCCCGCATTTCCCACCATAATTCCGCGCGCTGATTAGCAAACTTCTCTTTGTCGCCAGCTGTGCGAGCAACATTCACGCCTTCAACACAACTGAATCCCATTTCTTGCAATCTATCCACGACGCCAGCACCAATACCAATGCAATCAATAAAAACTTTGGCCGGCTTTTCGCGCTCGATCATTCCCTTTAGTTTTCCGGCGAGTTCCATTGTATTGTAGTTACGCAATGATTCAATGTCATAAGCTACGCGACCTTTTCGCTTGATGATGGCGCATCTATCATTGTCACCGATGGCTGGATCAACACCAATGATTAATGGTGCTGTTGGTGAAACATCAACCTTTGCTTTACGTGCGCGCGTAACATGAGATGAGTTAATAAATGTATCGTCGACTGGATTAAGGAATGCATCAGTCGCGCATGTTGGATATTCTTGGTTGAATAGCTTTACGCCTAATTCATGGTCACTTGAGAATTGACCTATCTTAAATCGACGCCAATAAATATGCTCTCGCGTCATGCCATTGTCATGATAGTTATCAAACAGTGCTTGCTCTTCATCGCTTAGATAGATTTCATCTTTCGTTTGTGTATAAAAAGCTTTGTATTCTGGTTGCCAATACCAAGGAACAAAGATGGCTTGGAAGTCTGATAGATTTTGTTCGGCTGCGACCCATGATTGATGGAAGAAATTACCAATGCCGTTGGCCGTAGACTCCAATATGATCTCAGTACCTGTCTGGTCACCTACGGCTTGAAACAATCCTTGGGCGTGCTCGGCTGCATTTGGCCAATGAGCGACCTCTGACCCGTGTAGTAGCTGGACAGTTTGAGATCGCCCAGTTCCTTTTGCGCCTGCTGTTCCGATTGCATACCCGCTATCAATGGTTTCAAATTTAAGTTCTTTCTGGCTGTCTCTGTTAGCACGTGGACATAACCCAGCGGGCAAGTATTCATAATATCTCTTGGTCATCTCAAATAGGTTTTTGGTCGCCTGTCCTTCATGCGTAAGAATGAATGTCTTAATACCACGATTAGTTATGGTCTTATGGAAGTAGCGTGCTTGCACATAAGTTGAGCATCCTTGTTGCCTGCCTTTAACAATGATTGCTCTAACTTTGCCCGTTTCTTTGTATTGAGCCTCTAGTCTATCGTGTATATATAGCTGTGCGCGATTTAATAGAAATGGTTCTACCGATCCATTCTTAGTGCGTATCTTGAAAAATTCTGATGAGAAGAACTTGAAGTCTTTGAGGCGTGATAAGTCTATGACAGCACCTTGTTCGCCAGTGACTTCTCAAGCGCAATTACTCGCGTATAGAGTAGTTCGCAATGCTTGGTTAGTTGATTAAATTGGTCTTGCAATATCATCTGATGGTTGATTACAGCGACAATTTGTTGCTCTTGCTCTGTGAGTTCTAGCTTGTCGGTATCAATTGCGTCTAAAATCATAATTTCTCTAATAGCTTTTCAATGAGTGTATTTGCAGGGGTGTCATCGTCTTGCTTTCTATCACCATAAGCTTTTGGCAACAACTTTGAAGCAAGCCATTTTCTTGTGTCAATGCGTAAACGTGAACGTTGAACAAATTCAGTATTGCATGTTTCGTTGCCATCTTTGTCGTATTTAACATCTTTTGAGGCGTCATCGCTTATATCAAGGCATTCTTCTGCTAACAAATCTGCTTGTTTGAGCTTTGCGACTGCGTATTGATCGGAAAATTCTGGATGCTTGTAGCGCCAAAGGTTTACCGTACTTTGGTCAGGAAGGTCGGGCGACATATCGCACATTTTCTTCAATCCCATGCAAGTTGTCGCCACTCTTTCGCAAATCAAAGCAGCGATTTCAGGATTATATGTGGTCGGTCTTCCACCAGCCATAATTACAACATAACCTGTTTACGAACCTTCGCAGCCTGCATACTAGCATCAGGATACTTGGCTTGATGGTCTGCTTTAGCATTCCAAGATGGATACATTGACATACGATTCATATCGTCAACATTACGAGCATATTCAGTCTTCATACTATAATGTTCGTTCTGGATAACTTTTGCATTTTCGTTACTCATGATTACACTCCGTGTTTGATTTTGATTTCATCGATAAAATCTTGTACTTGCTGCAAGTATGCATTGATAGCCTGTAAATCGTCAAGTGAGCCGTTGTAAGTCATATTATAAAAATCCGAGTTATCCACAGAATCTGTGGGTAGAATTGTGCAAATCATACTATATATAGCGCCACCACTGCAATCATAAGCCCAATGCTACCGAAAACAACTCGCTCACTTTATAACTAATAAACTATTTTACATAAATCGCTTGCGCTAAATAAATAATCATGTATAATGGCAAACATACCGAAGCGATGGGCTAAGGTGAACATCCAATGGAATAAAAAATCATGACTAAATTCGAAAGATTCGCAATAAATCACTTTTTGAGCAATTATCCTGAGGACTGGAGCTATCCAGAAATATTGGAAGGATTGAATGCTGATGATGATGCAATCACGATATGGGAAGGAGTTGAGTCAATCTGGCCATCAACATTAGTGAGCTATATTGAAGACATGGTTTCATCTTTAAAAAATACTTTTGGTAAATAATATGAAAACAGAAATTGAATATAACGAAATAACAAACGAACGCCTAGAGAAAATGGTTTACACAGGCGAAGCAAATAAAACAATACAAATACTGTTGTACTGGTCATACATTGAAGGATCGCGGGATGCTGACATCGACATGGTAGAAAAATTACGGAGCTTGGGTAAATGACAGAAGAAAAACAAATAGCAATAAAAGTATGTGACCTAATAGAAGACATGGAAAAAGCGCTGGCCGACATCAGCATCGCTTTAAAACAAATTAGAAAAATGATTGAATCAACACAGGAGATATGAATATGGAATTCCATGGCGATGAAGACGAACTAGCAAATGAAGAATATGAACGTCAACGGAAGTATAATGAAGAGCACGCGGATGATTGGAAATATAACCAGGAGTAACAAATATGCTCATCTTATGGAGAAAAGCCGGTGAAAAAATACGAATCAACGATGATATTGTAATTACTTTTTGTGAAATTAATGAATACGGAAAAATAAAAATCGGTTTCGACGCGCCTAAAGACTGCATTATCGACCGCGAAGAGATTTACCACGCACGCAGGAAAAATGCCAATATCATAAAATATAAAAGCATTGAGGAATAGCTCATGCCTACTGCAACGCAATATGAAATTGTGAAACAGCAATGCAAATCCTTCGAGCCTTTAGGTTGCATTGTTAAGTTCGAAATGCAGCCGCTATTGCAAAAAGCCGCGCCCAAGATTCTCATCGTGAATGATGTAAAAAGCTACAGATTTTGCGATCCAGATTGGGATGTAGTCAGCAAGCAATTAAACACATTATATTTTAAAATTAGGAGTAACAATGAAAAGAACGGAGAACCTACCAATACAGCCGAGAGAGAAAAAAGAACCGATTCATTCACACTTTTTTGTAAAAGGTTCGGTTTATGATAGCATACCCCACGTCATTTCACGCCCTGGCACGCCAGTAGATGCGAAATGTACCCCTTCTCCAAAGTAGGGATAAAGTCGCGAGGCCAGCGCGTTAACTGGCCGCTTACCAAAAACCTACCAATGATTACCAAATTGGTATATCACGTAAAACCGATTTTAAAGCGCCTACATTCAACGCAAAATTCACCCTATCAAAACGTACCATCTCAAAGAGAAGTCACCGTAAAACCGTTATATCATGAGCCTCAGCCCCTTTCTTGCCTGCGAATGCTGTGAACTTTACTTTTGCACCGTCTTCCAGCGTCTTAAAGCCATCTGCGCCCGCTATTGACCGAAAATGTGCAAAATAATCTTCACCATCACATTCAATAAATCCAAAGCCTTTTGCCCCATTAAACCACTTAACCGTTCCCAGCTTATCCATGTACCTGCTCCAATAAATATAAATTAGCCTTGCGTCTTCCGATATTTTGTTGCCGATAAACAATATCGGTTTCCTTCATACCTTTCAACCAGATTTCACAATATTCAGTTAAGACTGGCTTTTGCAAATGCTCAGGAATACCTGCCAACTGTTTTTTTATGAATATTATGTCATCTCGCAGGAGTTCTATTCCATTTTTTATACAATGTGATTGAAATGTCATTTATATCCATATTGTGGTGGGGGTGATGTGGTGGGGTGGTGGGGATGCTAAAAACACAGACCACCACGTTTAGCCCAGTACTGGCGCGGGATTGGTGGGCATGTGGGGGATGGTGGACACAAAAGTGCATAGAGCGTAAACCCTATAGCGTATATTAGTAATATTAATAATATATATAACTTATATAAATATAAGTCCACCATGTCCACCATGTCCACTAAACCCGCTACTGGCTTGATGTTTTTGTGGTGGGCATAAAAAAATCTAGTCCACCAACGCCCACCATCAATGCCCACCATCGTCTAGCTTAAAGATAGGCATATGATAATAACTTATGCCTCTTAATATTTTTTTGACCAGTTGTTTCTTTGATAAGATTCTTCCCATTTTTGTTGATTGACTAGTATTGATATTGGTATAGCCAATTCGTTCTAAAACTTGGGTTGAGTTCATCCATATTCTGTCTTTCCATTCCCAGTTGAATTCGACTTCCAGTTTTTCAAGCATGGGATCAATGTATTCAAATTCTTTATTTGATTGATTAAGGAGTTTCATTTCATTTTCAAGCAGATTAGGTGATTCGCCATTTGTCCACATGTCATACATGCACCGCCAAACTTGCTGCATATTTAGGCGGTGACGTGTATTTATTGGTTCAGTAATAGAAATCGTCCACCATCTTCTATTCCCTGTTGTATCCACTAGAAATTTGTCATCATTCACTGTTGCTGCATAAACTGTGCGTCTTATCATTCGGCTATTTCTTGATGCGTATGCGCGTCTAACATCGTCAACGTCATTTGTAATATGAGATTTTAATCTAGCAATATCAGCTTTTCTAAAAGTTGCATCTAGTTCACCGAGCTCGGCTATCCAATAAGCGGCTAGTGTTAAAATGTCATCTTTTTTTGTTGGATCTAATGATGTTCCGCCTTTTATTGCGCTTAATTCATTTGGCACTAGAGACATAATAAAACTAGATTTGTGTGTTCCTGGTTCGCCTTGAATCACTAATACACCTTGTGTGCAGAAATCAGAATCATTAAAAAGAGCTGCAATTGCTGAAATCATCCAGCGTTTAATTAAAATATATGAAAGGTCATTATTCGTTGTTTGGATGCACTGCAAGAATTTATTAAAAATTGATTTATCTTGTAGGGGTTCTTTTAGTATCCAGTCTCGGATTGGGTGATAGGTATTCGACCAAGCTATTGAGTCGAGATGTTTATCAATTCTATTTGGCTTTAACCCATTTTTAATGGCTAGATTGGTGATATATGTTAGCGATGCATTTTCCGATTCTTCGTCATAGAATATTATTGAAGGAACGTATACATCTCTTATTCTTTTCATCATGTTCCAAGCAACTTTTATTTTAAAATGATTTAATAAGGCGATAACATTGTCTGTTGTGTCGAGTGGTCTTGGGTTCTTTCCTTCGGATAGGTCGGGGTAGGTTGAGTGATCCATTTCTGGAAAAATAGGGAGATATTTTTTAGTCGCTAAAATAAATCCCCGAACATGATCGGGCTCAACTTCTCCAGACTCATTATCTAAATCTGCAATATCCCACTTATCCTCAACGCCAATCTTTCTAATATCTACCATGAATAAAGTATTGGATTGCTCAAAGAGTCGTTCTGCAATGATATCCATAGCTCTATAACCGGCGTCATCATTGTCAGGAACAAGATAGATATGTGCGTTTTGAAATTTTGATAAATCAGCCTTCTTTGCAGCAGCTGATCCTCCTTGCCAGCAAACAACGTTCATTTCTGGAAATAATTTTTGTGCTGCATCTGTAGTTTTTTCGCCTTCAACAAACATTATTTTTCTTTTTGGGTGCTGTTTTAATTTCTCTATTCCATAAATAGGTTTTGAGTCACCCCAGAAGCCTTTTGACTTCCATTTTCCATCTATTAAACACCACGGTCGAACATCTTTCCCGGTTGGTATTTTTTCAGTTCTTACGATTAAGCCCAAAAAATTGCCATTAAAATCTTTATATTCCCAATACTTTCCATCAAAGCGCTGGCCATCTTTTGCCGCTATTCCTTCAACTATTTTAAATAATTGCTCAAAACTTGAAGATTGTGTTATACTCATTGCTGCGTTTCCTTGTTAGTGTGCACATTTAGCCCGTGGATTAGACGGGCTTTTCTTTTTTCTTCCGATATGCGTATAAAATCCATGGCTATCCTTACAAACTCATTGTGGTATTGAATCCCCATTTTAGGGGCGAACTGCTTAGACATATCAAGTAATAAATTTTGCATGTGACGAATCCTTCCGACGATACGAAATTAAAATAAAGTGTTGTTTGGTCTATCGAATATGGTAAACTTGTAAGCATATGTAGCCCTCTGAACCAGGGTTGCAATGCCACCGCGCTATTGCGCAGATAGCCCGTGGTGTTTCAGCACCGCGAGCTATCATCTTATCTAATTTATGATTTAATTGCCATCCAATTTGAACAGATTGCACCGCTGACAACGCATGCCTTTTCGAAGAAATATAGACCTTCCAGGGCGCCATATATGGTCACGATGAAAGCTACGACCAGTAGAGCATGGGAATAAGTTTGGCGGTAGCTTGAGCAATTCTTTAAGCTTAGAATGAGGGATCATTGCGAATTCCGCATCTAGGGCAGAAGCTTTCATGCGAGTCTTGGAGTTTCACCCAATAATGGTTGCAATCGGGTTCTAGGCGGAATCGGTTGTTTAACTCTAGGTGCTCTTCCGATTGCAATCTTTCAACCAGGTCATCTAATGCCTGTTCTAGGTTGACGGCAATCGTATCAATGCCTTGGTCTTCGGATACGCAATAGATTGCTCTTGTCATGCCAGAAAGCTCAGAAAGTCTTTGCAGTAGGTCTTGTTGATTCATGGTTGCCTCATTTAGTTAAGATATACTGGTACTATTTACTGGATTTAGTGTCATTAGGGAATAATTGGGTAAGAATATATTCGTATTGGTCTTGGATGCTTTCCCATAAATCGGCATATGTACTGCTTTCGCAAAAGAACCCGGCTGCTGATATTTGGCCTGAAAGGAAGTGCATTTTGTGTCTTAGTTCGTCTGTCATTTGTAGTATAGCTCCTCAATACATCTTTTTAGATTAATGAACATCTCATGATCTTTATGTGTTGATTCATTTAATAAGCCCCATGCCATGCCTAGTAGTAAAGCAGATTTATTGCATCTTTCTATTAGTTCTTTTTCTAAGGGTGTCATTCAATTTCCTTAATTTCTTCAGGTTTAATCATCTTTATTGGCCTTCATGTAATAAACAATTCTTGAAGGCCAATGCTCACTATTAAAAACCATATTCATAAATAAAATAGAATCTCTTTTTGGTGGATGGCTGCAATAATATTTAAATGATGATTCTGATAATCGCTCATACTCCACTTTGCAAGCTATGGCATAATCATATTTTTGTGAAATAAAAACATCATTACTTTCAGATGATGAGCTACCCGCCGCAGAACCAACAACATACCCTGCTGCAAAACTTGCGTGTATTTGCATGGATGTGGCTAATAACAGGGCTGCTAAAAGAAGCTTATGTTTCATTTGTAGAATTCTCCTATAAACAGGCCATGCCAACGGCAATCCAAAAAAAAGCACCATTCGGCAGCTTTGCAAATCACTAGAATATCATCGTGGCTCATCTGTAAGAATCTCCGCGCAATTCTCTAGAAAACATTAAAATTATTATCCCTTCAGCTATACAATGAATCACGTGTGATATAAATAATTCAAAGTCATGAAGAAATAAAACGTTCATACAAAGTATGCAGCTAGTAATAAATATAACGAACGCTATTACAGTTTTCTTTTTAATGCTCATTTGTAGAATTCTCCTAAAAATATTCGCAAAATGTAGCGTCCTCTATCTTTTTCTTTGCTCTTTCATGACTAATAGCGCATGCAATTAGAGTCCAAAATATAAACCGCTTTCTATAAATATTGTAATAACCATCGATATCTTTAGTTACCTTGTATTTATAGGGGAATAGATTCATTTATAGAATTCTCCGCATTTGATGCATTTCGATCGTGGGTTTAATGTTTCAGAAGGAGGGGCGAGTTCACCACAAACTGAAACATGCTGGCATTCTTTTTTAAACGTAATCCCACATTTATCACAGACTCCTGATTGACCATGATATATGTCATGGGTACATTCATGCTGGCATTCATTTTTAAAACTCGGTCCATCTGCGATGAATATAGTATCTTCACTCCATACAGGCTTTATGTAGCCACAATCAAAACAAGTTCCTCTAACAAAATTGTGTTCTCTTTGCATAGTACAATGATTATTGCCTTTTGGAAGAGGGCGGATTTCACCATCCTTATCTTGAATGCATTCCGCATTTAATTGCTCTACCCAGTGTTCGATTTGATGCTCGATTAGGGCTTGGCGTGTTGGGAATAAATGTTCCTCTTTAATATTCACATGATTGCCGGTATCCACCCATTTTGCATCATAGTAATCATCTTGCGGAGATGATGTTATTTCAACGCCGCTTATTTTTGTTGTGGAATCAAAATCATTATATTTCACGAAGCAAATATCGCCGAGCTTGTATTTAGGTTTAGGCCTATCTTCACGCAACGACAATGCATTACAGACTTCATTCATGCGCCATCTCATATCGTCAAATTCAGATTTCATTATTTCGATTTCTTTTTTTAGTTTTTCGTAGTCAATCATTTTTCATCCAATAAAATAATAAATAATAGAAAGCGTTGCTGAAACAAGCATGACCCCGACAACAAACCCATATCCAAACCAATTAATTCGCTTAATCGATTGAAGTTTTTCTGCAATGTATGCGGTGCGTTCATCCATCTTTTTTTCGTAATCAATCATTTTCAATCTGATGAAAAATATATTCCTGTCCGTTACTGGTGTAAGCTCTTAAAGCGTGATACTGCTTATCAGAAATAAACACGCCGCTTTCCGGTGGATGAAATGTAAATCTAGGTGAGTTTTCATTCATTTGAAAATGCAACCTTTTACCCTGCATCAGTTTTAAAATCATTTCTGTTGTGATTTGATAGTTGTAATCTAAGTCGAATTTCTTCATTTCGTAGTCAATCATTATCCTATTCTCTCGCAATCACCTTCAATCATTTCCCAATCTTCATACTCGCAATAATCGTCAATCATGGATTGAACTTTATCTCTTAAGGCGCGATGACTCGGTGATTCTGCCAATATAGTCGTTCTATGAATGTATGCAGTCATATCAAGATGAATAATTTGCAGCTCGTCTTTCGTAAAATCATTCATCACGCAATCCTTCCAAATGTTTAATCATGGCGTCAATGGCAGCATTCAACGTTGGATATCCGCCCCTGGCGCCTTTCACATGCTGAAAATCAATCCATTCAGGCCGGATTGCGATTATCAAATCATCAGTTTCAACGGTTAAGTAATACTGTTTTATTATTGGTCTTTCGTAACCGCTCATAATCCAAGTCTCGGACTATGCGCTTGAACATCAATCATCATAATTTTGCCGCCTTTAACCATCCTGTTTAATGGAGGTCTGACGGCGCTGAAGTTAACTTCTCGTGCTGGTGATTCAGGCTCAATCGGAACCGATGCTACTGCTTGTGCGAATATCGGAGAATCAAATACTTTTTCGTTTGCTTTCATATGTCACCAAAATTTAATAAGAAAATGTAACCAAACAAATGGGAATGAAACAATCATTGCCCCATAAGCCGTAAAAACTATATTTGTAAATAGACTCATTTCATAACTTCCTCATGCAACAATATCAAAGCCCTAGCAATTGTTTTAAATGCGTTTGCTGGCATTGTTATCGTGTAACCTTTCATGTTATCCATCATGTCGGCCAAGTCGTAGAATGCCGCATCTAATTGCGTCTGATGCTTTGACCTTTGCCATTCCTTAAAATCCGCCAATTCCTTTTCATCTATCACTATCGCTCCTTGCATGCTTAATATCCGCCCGTAATTGCCCATCAGTATAATTTTCTATCTTGAACTGTGACTCTATAGGTATGTATCCCCATTTCATCCAATTCAGAAAACTGTTTCCGGTCATTTTTGTGCTCTTCTCAAATCTATATCCTGTTTTGTAATAGTCTTTCAATTCTTCAACGGTCATTGATTTATCCTCCTGGGATTTATTATAGCGAAATCGCTTGCGCCTGTAAAGCGAATGAGATATTATAGCAGTTCATCAATTTTGATGCTTAGGAGAATAAAAATGTTACGAGAAAATGATATAAAAGAAACTGCGCAAACTTTAGAAACGATCGCTTATCAGGTTGCAGAATTGCTTCGTATAAAAGAAGAACTTGAAAAAAGAATGGCTGCTTTATTAGAGCATGGAGACGAAGGTCAACGCACTTACATTCAGGATAAATGGAAAATCACAGTCAAAACTGGCTACAACTACACACTCGACAAAGAGAAATACGAGATGTTATCTCGCCATTTAAGCAGTTCTATTGATCCCATAAATCGCGTTACCAAATATGAGATCAATAAGAAGATTTTGCGTGAATCATATCAATATGCATCGGACAAAGAGCGTGAAATTTTGGCCGAGATAATCACCAAGAAACCGGCTAAACTTAACGTTTCTATCACTGCGGGTGTTTGATTATGTCAGCAACTCTAATTCTAGGTGAAAGTGGTTCTGGTAAATCAACCAGCACAAGGAATCTAGATCCAAAATCAACATTTATTCTTAATGTTCTTGATAAACCTCTTCCCTTTCGGGGGTATAAATCAAAGTATAATATTGAATCTAAAAACTATCATGCATCAGATGATTATCGTTCGATATTAAATTATATTCTGGCTATTAATGAACGCAGACCAGAAATTAATGTGCTTATTTTAGATGATTTTCAATATCTCATGGCGAATGAATTCATGGGGCGATCAAGCGAAAGAGGATTTGATAAATTCACAGAAATAGCTGCTCATGCTTGGCAAATAATTATGGCATTAACTGAAACACGGGCTGACTTGCGATGTTTCGTATTGACACATAGTGACTTGGATGCCCAGGGCAAAAGCAAGATCAAGACTATAGGAAAGATGCTGGATGATAAAATTGCGCTAGAAGGCATGTTCACCGTTATACTTCACAGCATGGTTGTTGATGATCAGTATAAGTTTTTAACGCAAAATGATGGCAGTCACATGGCAAAAAGTCCAATGACTATGTTTAATGAAAAGTTAATAGATAATGATTTGGTATCTGTAATTCGTCAGATGTCAGAATATGATAATTACGAGGAATCTGACAGTGAATTATAAGAAAGCATTAGCTCTTAGTATATTAGTAATGTCAATAACAGGTTGCTGGGTTACAGGTGAAGGCCAAAAAGCCGGAATTATTGTTAAATTAGCTAGAGAAGGTGCGTTTAATAAAACGTTCGAAGCGGAATTAATTAGGGGCGGACTTTCTTCGGGAAGTGGAGTTAATGGAAAATCATTCCATTTTACTATTGAAAATCCATTATTGGCGGAAAAAATTGAATCAGCTTTTGAGAATCAAAAAGAAGTTATTATAAAATACCATACTGAAGCCATTACTGGGTGTGCTCGCGGAGAAACAAATACATTTTTAGATGACGTTATTATTAAAGGAGAACAAGCATGAGTTTTTGGTCACTATCTACAGGCGAAGCGCCAACAGGAACAGCAGAAGCAAGTTTTGTATCAGACTTTTCTATTATACCAGATGGAACAACAGCCCCCGCACAAATTAAAGAATTCAAATTAGAAGACTCAAATCAAAGTTATCCTTCAGCATTCTATGAGATTACTTACAAGGTAACTGATGGCCAATTCAAAGGTCGAGAAGTTCGCCAAAAGATTAAATGCTTCGATGCTAAGCCTAATATTGCGGACAGAAGCTTAAATATGCTCAAGCGTGTTTATGATTTAACGAGTCACAAACCTGCTCATGTTGAAGCGCCGTCAACAGCAGATTTAAGACCTATGGTTGGCCGCATTGTTGGCATCAAGATTCGTGAGTTCATTGGAACGAAACAGGATGGCACACCTTCAAATGGCAACTATGTGTCGGAAGTTAACAAATTTGATAAAGATTTCGAAGTAGTTGTTGGCAGCAAGCTTGAAGTCCCGCCTACTGCTATAAGTTCTGCCTTAACACGAAATGCTGTGGCAGGATTGCCGAATGATGGAAGCGATATACCATTTTAATATTCACCAACAAGGATGATATATGGACATAGAGAAGCTGAAGCAGACTATAAAAAGCAACCTGGTTTCTTACGGATTGCTTGTTTATCAAATTGAAGAAATAACCGAGCATCTTTCTAATGATATTCAAGCTTTATTGGTGAAAGATGAATGAAATTGATGCGCTAATTGCCGGAGCCGTTGGAGGCTCCGCAGCTGCTTTTTGTGTTGCATGCATTGTTCTGGCTCAAATGAAATATGCATATGATGAGAAGCTACAAGCATTTCAGATGCAATTAATCTCATTAAGAGCTGAATTGAATGCGGGGTATATTGTAAATGAATGAACATTCTGAAATCTATGAATTGGCAAAACTAACAAATGAAAGATTAGGTCTCGCGGAGAAACAACTTGATGCATTATTTGAAATGAATAAAGTTCTAGCTCATCAGGTTGCAATGCTTCAAGGCGGACTTCTTGAAGTTGCTGAAGCATGTGGATTGTAACTAAAAAGCCGCGCCTATGTCATAAGCGCGGCTATAAAAATTAATCAGCTTGCAGTAAAAATAATTTTAAAAAAGCGCTGCTTGGAGTGGCGAAACTTCCTAAAACAGGTGCTGAAGCCAATAATGGGGATGTGCTGGTGTTAGCAAAGAAAAGGGTATCGCCTACATTGAAATGAACATCAATGTCCATGAGAATTTCATTTGCTTTTTGTTCTGGCGAAAGAGTCATGTTTGCAGCAGTTGCCCCTGGAATTAGTACGCCATTTCTGAACAATGAAGCTGTCCAGACTAATAGAGGGCTAGAAACGGGATTCAATGAGCCACAGATACCAGCTGCTACTGAATACCATCCTGCTTTGTTGATGGTTAACATGCCATTGACAGCGGCTTGAGATGCATCTATTCCAGCTGTTGCAAATACAGTATTTTCAAGAATTGTCATTCCACCAGGCAAATTTTGTCCAGGGGATGCGACAAGTTCTTGGCTGTTTTGTGAATATACATTTGCAAATTCGATCTTAGGGCAATGACAGGGCTTGTGATGATGACCGCCGCCACAATTGATAACAATTTTACAACCATCTTCACAATGATCTTGATGTACTTCTGCCATGATTTATCTCCAGTTGGATTGAGGTTGGATTGGCATATTTTATTTATGCCGGTTGAAATTGTTTCATATTATTTTAGTTATATCTATGGATATTGGAATTAAATTTTATGCAAAAAGTTTTAAGACCTTACCAAGCAGAAACTGTTAATAAGCTTAAAGATAGGCTGAAGGCGGTCAAGCATCCATTACTAGTAACTGCTTCAGTAGGAGCAGGCAAGAGTTTAATCATAGCTGAAATTCTCTTATGGATGGAGAAATCAGGCTATCGCGCCCTATGTTTAACGCTTAACAGTACGCTCATTCAGCAGAATGCACAGGCGTACACAAGCCAAGGCGGTCATTGTGGTATCTATGTAGGAAGCTTGAATGCCTATGAGATCAAGCCATTGGTGATATTCGGCAGTCCACAATCCGTGTGTAACGGCATCCGTGACCAGAAAGATATCAGCAAGTGCAGGTTTAATCTTATTGTTATCGATGAATGTCACAACATCGACCCACATGACTCTAATACGATGTATCAGCGCATCATAAATCATTTTGGCCTCCTTTCTCAGGCAGAACAATACGGCTTTAGAACAATAGGATTAACTGGAACGCCATATCGTGGGAAGGGTAATTCAATTATAGGAGACGATCAGTTCTTTCGCGAGGAAGTTTGCAATATAGATTCTAGTTGGTTAATTTCCCAAGGCTATCTAACGAAGCCTATCTTTGGCCTCACAGAAGTTGATAGTTACGATTTCTCGAATATTCGCGTCAATGCTATGGGTAAATTTTCAGGCAGCGAATTACAGGCTGTAGTATCCGCAAATGAGCGTTTGACGGGGTCTATAATGCAAGAGTTGCAAAAAATAATGCAAGATCGCAAAGGTGCATTTATTTTTGCGTCGACTAGAAAGCACTGTGAAGAATGCGCTAAATCATTGCCTATAGGAGAATGGGCTATAATTACAGGAGAAACTCCACATGATGAACGCAAACGAATCATTGAATCAGCAAAAATGGGCAAGCTTAAATACCTTGTCTCAGTCAATTGTCTCAACGTGGGCGTTGACGTCCCCTTATTCGACTGTTGTGCTTGGTTACGTCCCACAGAATCGCTCGTGTTATATACGCAAGGAATCGGTAGAGTACTGCGGCTTCACCCAAAAAAAACAGAGGCTTTAATCCTGGATTATGCGGGAAATCTTCAGCGTCATGGTGATATAGACGACCCAATGATTAATGGAGCCATTCAACCAAGAGAAGAAAATGAAAAAGATTACATTATCCCGTGCTGTGCCTGTGGGGTGGCGAATACCATTCATGCAAGGCGTTGTATTGGTATTAATGACTCTAGGCGCTGCGAAAATTATTTCACTTGGAAAGATTGCGATTCCTGTTCAACAAAAAATGATTCCACATCACGCCAATGCCGTACCTGTGGACATGAACTTATTGACCCAAATGCGAAGCTAAGTCTTAAAGCTGCAAAGCCTGATTTGGAAATGTTTACAGTGGCGTTAGGAAAATATTGGGTAACTGAAAACTATGAGTATCCTCAATTCAATTGCATGTATAACCTAACAAATGGCCTAGTAATATATGAGTCATTTAATATTCGCGATGAACGAATGAAGAATATATTCTATGGTTGTTTCGTTCGCCATCAGGTCAATAACGCATCATCATATTATCCAGTATTAACTAGTCTCATTCATTTAAGAAATATGATTCAATCAGGTGACATTAAAACACCACATGAATTAGGATGTAGGTTCGAAAAAAATCGATACAAGATTTCTAAAAGGATATTCCATGAGAGCATTAATACTATGTAGTATTTTGTTTATAACCGGATGCATGCACGAAGAAGAAAACACAATTATCGTCGTCCAGCGTCAAAAACCAACAAGGCACGTTCCTGATATGCGGGTAACAGGACATGTTTATCTTGACGAGATGGGCAAGTAAATTTTATTAAAACAAGGAGAGAACAATGAAAAAGCCAATCATGGTTGGATTGCTATTGCCTGTAATTTTACATGCGCAGGTGTTGAAAACAAATATTTATACGGGTGTATTTCAGCCTCAAACGATGCAAGGACTACAGCATCCAGAAATAGAACATCCAATTTATACAAATCACTATGAATTTGCAGGAAACTATATTCCAGAGCGCCAATATACAAACGGAGGTGTAGTTATTCGAGCGACCACAAAGGCTCCTAGCGGCGCTACAAAACAATATATTGAAACCACTGCTTACGGTGCGTTCGAGTATGAGATCGTAAACCAGAACAATGCCCCTGTTACTTGTATCGTTACCAGAATGGTATGCCTTGAAAGCTTCCAATGTATAAATGTGCAAGAAACCATTTTAATTCCAAAGCATGATGGTGTTCGTGATAGAGGATCACGAGTTTATCAAACTTGGAAATACTTGGGCTGGGGTCAAAAATATACTTCAGCTACAATATTTTTTGAAGTTTGTAGTGATAACTCAAACACCAAAAAAGACCTTGGCAGAATGATGGTGTCAAAATGAGTATTTTATTAGGTATGTCAATGATGCTAAGTGTTGAAAATCATGAAGGTGCTTATAATCCTGTAGAAGGCGATGTAATGCCGTTTATGGGCAAGCATTTTAACGGTGCTGCCATTGCCCCTAATGGAGTGGCAATAGCCAACAAGCTCACTACAGTGGCTGGAATTTTTACTTATTCAGTGGTAGATACATGGAATGGGCCACCAGTAGATTGCACGGTAATAAAGGAAGTTTGCGCCGACCAATATTTGCACTGCTCATGGCAAAAAGTTAAATATAGACTAGTTTCAAATTCACCTATTGGAGAAACAAATTCTGTAGTTTCTATGCAATTTATTTATTCTGGACTTGATGCCATAACGCGATCAGCCATCTATTTTCATGAATGCGGTGGTTTTAGGGCACATGACGTTGAATCACTCGGTAAAATTCAAGTTATATTCAGATAATCCTTTATAGTTGCTATGGCAGATTCTGCGCTATAGCAACATGCCGTGAAATAATTTTCATTATGCATGTCATCCAGGAATTTCTTTTGATTGGGTGACAGCTTCCCCATTGCTGATTTAAGCTCTATCCAAGCTCCGTTATGCCCTTTTGAAGCTCTCATGATGGCAATGTCAGAAACGCCACTTTTGACGCCTTTGCGCTTAAGCATTGCTCCAGAATGAGGTGAGCAGCTGCGTTCATTTGCTACGTGAAATATGAACCCATCAAATTGCATGAATCTCACCCAATCCATTACTAAGATTTGCATAAAGTCTTCTGCGCCAATTTTCATTCTTTAGACCTTGCCAGCCAACCATTAAGGAATTTCTTATATTTAGGTGTTTTTTTCACAATGGCTCGATAGAAGTTTGCTTGCTCTTTTCTGAATTCTTTTAATAGCATGTCATGATCAATCAAATTAATGATATCAATTGTGTCTTCATCCATCTGGCCATTTACCGCAATCTTTCCTTTGATTATTGCATTGATAGAGCTCTTTAAGATTTTATGAGTTCTATTCGCGCCAGCATTAACGCATGTATCAAATATCTTAATAGCTAAATCTTTATTTTCGATATTTTCGTAATGATTAGGAATCCAGAAAAATTGCTTGTAAATTTCATCGCTACGAGCAAGAGTTAAAGCTTTGACATCATCAATATCAACATCTCCATCACCATCGATATCAAGATGATCCGACTTTAAGAAAGCTAATGATACGCCAAATTTTGTAGCACCCCCTTTGTCGAATTGATCATTCGAGTAACCGCCTTCATGAAGTAACACAACTTTCATTGCTTCATCAAAATAATCAAAAGTTGGTGGAATATATTCTACACGCTGCTCTTGTGCTTCTTCTGATTGAATTGGTGGATAGCAAGATGTAACAAAGAAACAACATGTCCCAGCAATGAATAATGTGGCAATAATGGCGATACGAATTTTATGCATTAAAGACTCCTGTCAATGAGCGAGCAGGAAACGGGCGCCGGATGAACAAGGAGGAACCGGCAAAACCTGCTCGCCCCTTGATATTAACACTAGCGATGAGCATTTAGAACTCTTGTGCGATTTCTTCAACAATTGGTGCCACTTCGGCTATAGCTTCTTCTACAGCGGGTGCAGCAGCTTTCATGCTTTCGTACAAATTAGTAGCTTCATGGAAAGCGCCTAACATTACATGATGATTTGCTACGCTTTGTTCTAATTGGATCTTTAGCTCATCAACTCTAGCTTTTAATTTTTCTAACATTTTTTACTCCAAAAAAAGCCCCCGAAGGGGCATTAAATATTATACGGTCGGAATTACTTTGTACCATAAATGAACAACCCATGTGCCGTCCCCGGTCGTGAACGCTTGGGTTAAGTTCGAAGCGTAAATGCCTTTATTGACGGTAGTAGTGAAAGGTGCAATTGCCACTGTATCTCCTGCTACGCCATTAAATGCAAACGAAGTGCTTGCGGCGGCAAAGAAATCTGCGGCAGCTTCTGTATTAGTTGCAGCAACGCCAGCACCATGAACGGTTGCGTCGTATTGCAAACCAACAACGCCACCAGCTGCATAAGCCGCAGATACGAATGTCATCGCCAATACTGCACGTTCAATTACGATTAATGTGTTTGCACCGCCAGCAGCGATTAAAAGCTTAGGAGCTGCATACATGCCGTTAAATTCGGCAGCTGTCATTGCTACTGCTGCATATTGTAATGTATTAGCGGCTAGTTTAGCGCTAGTCACGGCATTAGCTGCAAGTTTTGCGGTTGTAACAGCTAAGTTAGCAATCGTTAGTACGCCAGTATTTGTAATAGTTGCATCACCTGATAATGCTCTAGCAGTTGCAACGTTTCCGGCACTTCCTACAAATAAATCAGCACTTGGCAATGTATCTGACAAAGAACCAGGAACTACGGCTGCTGCTGTCAAAGATTGAGTCGCGTCATCATAAACAAAGAAGCCATATTGTGGGCCGCTGTCTACATAATTTACCAATACATAATCGGTTGCATTCCAATCGAATGGCCCGAAATTTACAGCTTCGATATTTGCTAATTGAGCCAATACATAACCTGTAGTTGTGATTTCTGCTAAAGTATTTGTTGCCGTCATTCTAACAATTGAAGGTTGAAAACCCCAATCGCGTGTAAGTGATGTAATAGACATTTTAAAATCCCTCTTGTTGGTTGGTGGTTTAAGTCACTTTTGGAGTTAATAAAATAAATGCACTTGCTGCAAATGAATAATAACAAACTGCGAGCATATTTGTAGCTAAATCTCCGGCGGCAACAGCGCCATTACTTAACACTATATTTGCAGGTGCCATTGCATTTAACGCTAAAGTTGGCGCAGTTGTTATATTTGTATTCGTAGGTGTAAATGTTACTAGTAATCCATCTGGATAAGAAAATGCGGCCACAGCTGGCGTTAAATTCACTACATAAGCATCGGCTACGCCTATATCTGTTCCATGATTAAATGCGGATTGTTGTATCTGAGTTGATGTTGGACCAGGCGCTGGAGTTAACGATGAATTCAACAATACCCATCCAGAATTTATGTCTAATAGAAAAAAATAATTGTTGCCGCTTATAATTTCTCCGCCACTAAGGGAATCACCTTGCGGTGTAATTATTGTAACGCCACCAAGACCGATATCAAGTGTAGAGGCGCCATCATTACTATTTAGAGTGCTTGTCAACATAACAAGCATTCCATTTGTATATCCAGATATCGCTGGTAAAAAAACGCCAACATAAGCATCAATTACGCCTGAATCATCAGATTTATTATAGGCTGATTGTTGAATGGCGGTCGGATTCAAATGAATGCTTCCATCTCCGAACAATAAGTCGCCGACCAATGTTGGTTGCGATACTTCATTTAAAGAAGGATCAATCAATGTCGCAGTACTCAATAAAATTGAGATTGCTGTTGATGCAATTGCACCTGTTCCAGTGGCCCAAAATCCAGAGGCTGCATTACATAAATTTGTTGATGAAACAAAAATTAAAACGGATGTTGCGTCTAAACTGAATGATGATGTTGTGCCTTGCGATATTACGGCGCTATTACTGATGCCTATAGTTGAATTTGATACTATAAAAGAATCCTGAAGAAAACAACCTACGGCTCTAAAAGTAAGCGCATCAGTTATAGTTGCAGGCGTGTCATTGGATATCACTGTAACTGCAATCAATGAAAATATACCGCCAGTTAAATCAAAAGATTTGAAACCTGCCGATACATTAATGTCAGTGCTAGTAATATCCATCGTGACATTAGCATTAGTATTTAAAATGCCTGTGCCAAATGATGCATCAATCTCACAATTAATGAGTGAGACAACGCATGAATTCGAGCCCGCTATATTTAAAGCTGCTCCTCCGCCTGAAGGTGTTACAAAATTTATGCCACTTCCAGAAAATATACCATTCGAAGCCACGGAATTATAAATTGCATTCCCAACTATATAAACTGTATTTGGAGTTCCACCACCGAAAACTGCAATGCTGACATAAGATTTCAAAGTCAAATCTTCAGGATAAGTTCCGGCATTAATGAGAACAATCGCAGGAGTTATAGCTGTTGCAACCAATGAAGCTGCATTGATAGCAGATTGGATAGTAGGGTAAGCCCCTGGCGATCCAACAATAAATGGAAGAGGAGGTAAAGTTTCTCCCGCGCCAGGGCTTGGAACAAGCGTTGCAAAATCATCACCAGCAAAGTTAAATACTTCACTAGCATCAGCTGCGGAAACTAAAACTGTATCACCAACTACAAAGCCAAATACACCGCTGTTTAATTCGGTTGTAATTGGCTCTTGAGCAGTGAGATATCCAGTAGTTTTTACCGTTGCAATAGAATCAGTAGTCATGATTCTAACCATTGAGGGCGCTATGCCCCAGTCTCTCTTGATGCTAGTAATAGGCATTTCAACCCCTTTCTGATTTAGTTACCGGTCTAAAATCAGATTTATTCATGCAGATTTTATCTGTATTTCGAACGCCAGGAATATTAGCATAAGTTAAAGGATTATATTTCTGAACATTTTCAGGATTTTTTTGATAAGGTGTATCGCCAAGATAATCTGTGTTAATCGTGCCGATTCCCTTGTCTGTCTTGATTATTCTGTCCATCTTCGGCTCTCTCATTTAGTTTGGGTTGTACTGTATCAGTGACAGTTTCATGAGATACAAAAAACTTTAATTGGTATCCCGGAATTCTTGCTTCAACACCAACCGTAGTATTTTCAGTTCTATGTTCAATTGGCATTTCTTTCTTGCTATCCACGATAACTCTCCTAATTGTAGAGCCTCATGTTTAGTATAGACTACTTCTTCTTTTTCTTATATTCCCCTGCAACGCTGTAAGCAATCGCAGCAGCTTGAGAAGGTTTTTTGCCCGCTTTTATTTCTGTGCCAATATTTTTTGATATTGTTTTTTTTGATTTACCTTTAACTAATGGCATTTTAGACTCCTTATTTCAAGCATGATTTTTTAACTTTTGATTTCAACATAGCCATATCTTGCTTCTTATCATCATTCTTTATATTTTTAGGTGTTGGTTTCTTTTTCATATCTTTTGCCATGATTATCCCCTATGAAATGATTTTAATGTTTTAGCTAAAACGGCTTCTTTTTTGATGGTTGGATTCTTTGAGTGTTCAGCTTTTGCTAATTTCTTTGCTGGAATCTTTTCGCCTTGTTTAACACCTAGTTCACGATGAAGTTTTCCAGGGTGTTTAATTGCATTTTTTATGAATTTTTCTGCCATGATTTGGCTCCTATATTTAAATATATTCTGTTACGACTAGATAGCCACCTGTTCCATCACCACCAGCTACAGCAGTAGAATGACTCGCGCCGCCTGAGCCGCCAGTTCCGCCTCCTTTTCCAGGAAGTCCAGCTGTTGGCGATCCAGCGGCAACACCTAAACCGCCTCCACCTAAAGGCCCACTAGCTCCATTTCCACTCATACCTACAATTACGGTGCCACCACCAATACCATTAAATCCTGCGGCGCCAGGAAATCCGGCTATTGATGTTCCTACTGTAAAGCTTGAAGTACCACCTACGCCACCGGAAGACGGACTCGAAGATCCAGTCGCTCCTCCTGCCCCTCCTAATCCGCCATTACAAATAATAAGAGTTGATCCAAAAGTTGTATTGCCGCCCGTCACACCAACAGTTTCTCCGGCTGTTCCTCCGGTACCCGCAGCACCAATTACAACAGCTTTTGATGCCCCAATTTGTGCAGCAGTAAACAAAACTTTCTGATAGCCACTTGCGCCACCACCACCAGCTCCAACATATGCAGTTGTTTGAGTATTGCAACCACCACCGCCTCCTCCTCCACCAACACCCTCAACAATACAATATTTCATGCCGGCTGTAGGCGTATATGTTCCATTGGCGACAAATGATTGAACAGCAATTTGCGTAATAGCAGTAGCGCTAGTAAGCAAAGTACCTGAAGTTGGAAAAGTCACATTAGTTGCGGCGGTAAATGTAAACGTACTTGCAAAAGCGCCACTTAATGTATGACTTCCACCCATTGTAAAAGTTGATGCTCCATTATTAACTCCTGTACCACCATATGTGCCGCCGATGACAGTACCTTGCCAAACCCCTGTTCCAATCGTGCCAAGAGTTGTAATCGAAGATTGACCAACATAACTAGCACTGATATCAATGACAGGCGTAGTACCACCTGTTGATGTAATCCTATTAGCAGTTCCCGAAACGCTGGTAACGCCTGTAGCAGCAGTTTCAATGGTTTGCCATGTAGAACCATCAACGGTGGCTTCAAATACTGTGGTTTGCGAGTTAAATCGCATTGTTCCCGCCGAGCCAGCTCGTGCGGCTGTGTTTCCAGATGGCAAAGTAACGCCAGCGGTTCCTGGCAAAATAGGATTGCTAACAATAGAGAGTGTCACAGCACCAGTTGATGCAGACGCAGCAATTTGATTGGCTGTACCTGTAATGGAAGAAACTGTTCCTGCAACAGTTGCCAAGGTTCCTGAAGTGGGGAATGTAACACTGGTTCCTGCGGTCATTGTAAATGTTGTAGCAAATGCTCCAGAAGTTGTTAGATTTCCACCTAAAGTTAATGTGCTTGCACCATTATTTACACCTGTTCCGCCATAAGTTGAGCCGATCACACTTCCTTGCCAAACACCCGTGGCAATAGTTCCTAACGTAGTTATTGATGTCTGACCTACATATGCCGCAGAAATATCAATGACTGGTGTATTGCCGCCAGTAGACGTAATGCGATTTGCTGTTCCTGTTACAGAAGTCACCCCAGTTCCAGCAGGTACCGACCATGTACCGTCGCCGCGCCAAAAAGTTGTAGCTCCAGCTGATGTTCCTGAATTCAAATTTGTTACTGGTAAGTTCCCAGTAAACGCAATATTCATTGTTCCTGATCCAAGTCCTACTAAAATATTTTGACCTGAAGTTACGGCAGCAGAAGCGGGATCACCTGCGGTGGTTCCAATTAAAATATGGCCTGTCGTTAAAACAATAGATGTTAATGGACTACCTGCTTCGCCTATTAATACACCATGAGCAGAAGTAGAAGATAATGTCATCGTCGAAAACGTTGGCGAGCTTCCTGTTGCGATATCTTGCGGAAGACTCAAAGTAACAGCGCCTGTTGGTGAAGAAGCTATAACCTGGTTTGTTGTACCTGTAATTGAAGTTACATCTCCACCTACAGCAGCATCAACATATGTCTTGTTAACTAAATCATTTCCAGACACTGGAGCCGCAACCACTGAACCAGATAATAAAGCAGCTGTTGAAGCTGTAATGATTGCGCCAGGTATTGATAATCCAATTGGTAATGTCGTGCTTAGGGATGGAACCGATCCTACACTGGTTACTAATACAGCGCTCGCCAATGGCGTCAAAGGCGACAATGTTGTTCCATTTGCAGGATAAAATGGAATTGAATTTGTAACGCCTGGATTGACCGTCCCAGTCCCACTTCCTGACATTTCGATCCAATCAACAGTAATGGGATCGAAATATTCATAAACTTGAAGTGTTGTATTTAATCGTAATCGATAATAAATGGCAGCTGATGGAGTTGGTCTATCACCAGTTGTTCCTGGAGGCAGGAATGTCCAAGGATTATTGAATTTTGCATTGCCACCTGCGCGAAGACCGACTGTTGTATCTGAATTGGTTAAGTCTCCACCATCAGTCATCTCGGAAAATTTAATCGTTGACACCATGGTGGTCTCCTTTAATTTGGAATACTGCGAACTGATATGCCAACATAAGCTGTTGTATCAGGCGTGACTAATGAAAGAACATCGCCGCCAATAGCATATCGTTTGCTATCAGGCGTGATGAATTCAATGCCCTGTGTAGTTGTATGTGTTCCTGCGCCTGCAACGGTTGCAATTACATTGTAACCAACGAATACATTGGCGTTTGAACTCATGCCAAATAACAGATTAAACTTCTGATTTGATGTTCCGGGCACAGTCCATGATTGAGCAGCATTAGCTGCTAAGGAAAATTGTGCATCTGTATCGCTGAATGCGATGGTTTCATCAAACGAGCTCGTATAGCGAATTGACACAATAATTTCTCCGGTTAAAATGTTCCCAGTCTTGAATCAGCTGTCCAATTAATGGCTGTCACATCACCAATCGCACTACCGCCAGGTGTTTGTCCTAATAAATAAAATCCCATTGGATTAGAATTAGAAACAGTCGTATTTGTCCAGTCTGCACTAACTGTTAAATCTCTTATTTGAGCACCAGCAGCACTTGGATTATAAGTGGTAATGGATGGGGTTGTTAATAAGGGCGTTAAATATCTAATTATCGGACCAAGTGTACTGGCTGTACCAGCAACCTTTATTTGATACGTTATAGTTTCACCTGTATCTGGAAGATTAGAAGCGGGAATTGTTCCAGGTGAAAATGATTTTTGATAATAATATGAGCATGCGAGCAATGTTTCATTGAATGTTTTTGGTGCTGGCCTTGTCGCTACGGAACCGGCTTGCAATGAAACAGAATTGAAACTTATTGTTCCTGGCGTAGTAACTGAAGCTGTACCGATAACAATAGCAAAAAAAGTTGCTGTGTTGCATGCTGCAATACCGGCCATATCCCAGCCTATCACCTGATAATCATTAAAATTTGTAGTGGCATTAGTTCCAATAGTTATTTTTGCATTGCCTAATGCTCTTGGAACTTGTAGCCAAGTGCCATTTTGAGTTGCGGGCAATCCATTGGCATCCAAGGTGGCAACAATTGAATTATTATTTCCAGCTGTTATTGTTGGTAGTGTCGCATCCGTTGTATACCACAGCGATACAGATGCAGTTGTAGCTACAGAAGCTTTTGCTGAAACATTAACGCAGATTGGCGAATTCAATATTTTTCGAGATATTGTTTGCTCAAGATATTGAACGATTGCCATTTGGCCTGTAGCTGCGGCTGTTAATACTAGCTCTCCTGCGGTTCCTCTGGTAACTCCAACACCACTATTTGCCGATTGAAATATGATTGTCTGATCCCATACATATTTGGATTTATTAGCCCCAATAGCAGAAGCTGCTACTGTAGCTCCTAATTCTTGAACTGGATTTAATGGAAAATCCCAGCCTACTAAATAACTAGGAATCTGTTTATATTGTAATGGGAAATTATAATAGTTGAATTCTTCGTCAACCTGTCTTTGTGGAGTGGTTTGAATATAGTTTAATGCGATAGGATTATCTTGCCCAACTACTTGAACACTTGTGATAAATACCGTTGTATTCGTATCAAATGAAATGTCGACATCTGTCCATCCAGAAGCAGGCAATGTAACGCTTGTGGATTGAGGAATAACTTCAGAATCTTTGTAATCTTTCTCCGCAGTAGTTAACGTTGCACTTAATATTGGGACACTCGCAGGAGTTCCGCCTGAATACGCGATGGTTCCTGTTAATGTCGTGGCATTTAATGAGCTCGCTGTAAAGCTCATTGCGACAGCTTTTGCTGTCCACAATGCACCATTCCCATTGAAACGCTGCCTCAATGTTACCGTATCAAAGCCATTATTTTGCATTGATAATAGATAGGGCGCATTTGATGCATTCGTAGACGTCCATACATTGCCGGCCTGAGGAACTTGAGTCAAAACCAATGTGCCAGCACCCGTTGTAACTATCTGCCAACCAGGGGCTATTTCTGTTGTCGTAGCAGTCGATATAGTAAGTGGTGTTGCAAAGTTTACGATTGCAAATTGCGGATTGGTAATTTGATTATCTGTTTCTACTGC